GTTCAGGGGTGCTGTCGGTGTAGATACCGTTCAAGATAGGGATTTGCATCACTTGGCCTTATTGCGTTCAGAGATGCGCTTTGCCTTGGCTTTGGCATCTGCTTTTGATGATGCGCCCCAAGCCCTTAGACTTAACAGCAAACGGGTGGGTTCACCATCTTTGTACTCAGGGCCAGCATTACCAGCCATGCGAGCCAAGAACGATGCTCTTCTAGGATTGTCACCAGACTTGACAGGAGGCTTCAGGTTCATGCCCTCGGCCTTTGCCGCAGCCCTTCCTTTGGCGTTCAAACCGCCTTTTGGATTCTGACCTTCTTTTCGTGCATAGGCTGGAGTTTTCATCTGAACCCCTTGATCTTTTCTGCAATCTTTTTAGGCTGCTTGGCAAACTGCTTTCCGGCCTTAGTAGCCTCACGTTTTGCTCTTGTGGTAGCCGCATACTCAGCCGCACTCAGGGCTTTGATAGCTTTCTCAGGCAGATATCTCTCGCCTGTTTCAGACGATGGCTTTCCAGACTTGGTGCGCCAGTTTTGGCTTGACCAATCTTTGAGGCTTTTTTGTGTGGCTTTCATTTATAACCGCCACCTTTTTCTTTGTACTTCTTTGCCAACAATTGGGCTTTGCGAGCCGACCATTCGCCAGCCGCAGTGCCTTGCACAGCCGAGCCTTTGATTTCCTCAAAGAGCCGCTTACGCATGGTTGGCTTCGTGTAGTTGCCAGCCTCATTGACCGATGACTTGGGCTTTGTAGCCATTATGAATCCGTGCCTTTGATAACTGCAAAGTTAAATATTGGCTGTTCAGTTGTTGTGCCGCCAGTGGTGCGGAATGTAATATCAAAAGAACCCAAGGTTGTCTTAGTGACCATCAAATCATACAAATCAGTGCCAGTGTGCTGAGTTAGGATAATCGCATCGGTGGTATTGACGGTGCTATTGGTCACAGTGAAAGTAGTTGCGCTTGTTGTTCCTGCCGCAGAAAATAACGTGATTTGACCAGTTATTTTGTTAATTGTCACACCTGTGGTTCGGCTTGTGCCTTGAATAACTACACCGCCTGCGCCTGTGGAATAACCAACACCAGCCGTTCCAGATGATCTAAGTGACCCTGTGACTGCTAAACTAGTTCCTGTGGCTGCGCCAATATTTGGAGTCACCAATGTAGGTGTGTTAGCAAATACGTTTGCGCCTGTGCCAGTTTCATCGGTTAATGCCGAGGCAAGATTTGCCGATGTAAATGAACCCAAAGATGTGGCATTGCCGACTGACGTAATAGCACCAGTCAGATTTGCGTTTGTGGTCACATTACCTGCGGTCAATCCAGCAGCCGTGCCTGTGATATTTGTGCCAACAAGTGCGGATGGTGTACCAAGTGCTGGAGTAACCAAGGTTGGGCTGGTTGCAAATACCAATGAACCTGTGCCAGTTTCATCAGTCATTGCCGCCCGTAAATTAGCACTGGTTGGGTTTGCCAGAAACGCTTGAATGCCTGCGGCATAAACAGTCTCAGCATTGATCTGATACCAAGAGTTTGTGGGTTGATAAAACCGAATGGCTGTGGCAGTCCCTGCACCTAAGAACGACACACCACCATAAAGAGCAGTTGCACCATTCAGCGCAATCGTTAGGGAGGTGATCTCTTGTGTGGTGGTAATCAGCACCGTAGTGCCATCAGGCACACCAGTATTCAAAGGCAGGGTGATCGTGCCACTTGCTAGTGTTCCAGCAGGTTGCAACAGCATCCATTGGTCTTGGCTAACTGGAGTTGGAACGGTGATGTTGAAACCAGAGCCAGGCACATACAGATTCACTGACAAAGTTGGCGATGCAAAACTTTGTTGGAAAAACGTCAACAGATTGCCAATGGACAAACGTCTTGCATCCCCATTATTAGGCGAATAAACGGGTAACTGGTCTCCGCTTGAAACAGTGCTGAGTACTGGTAACTGATTGATTTGTGGCATGACTGTCCTTAATAGTATTCGAGAGGCCCATCAGGGCCAGCAGTAACAGGGTTGGCTGGTGGTCTGATAAACGGATTATCGTAGACTCTCCAAGGCTTATTGCCAGCACCAGCAGGCATCGTTGCCGGAAGTTGCTGTTCAAGCGGGAATGTGGCTCTTTGCAACAGAATATCGTAACCCTGCTTGGCAGTGGCCTTTGTATCAGGCATTACTGTTTTACCAAACATTGGTGCAAGTCTGATACCTAGACTGCAAATAATGGCCTCGTAAGCCGAATCAGGCACAAGGGTTTCTTCATCTAGGCTGCTATCTTGTGGGCTGGATGGCAAAGGGTAACCCAATCGGATGCCCTTGGCGTTCCAGTCTGCCATCATTGCATCTAATCTACGCAAGGCAGATTCAAGCTGTTCAGGCTGTAAATCAAACACATAAGACGCAAGCCCGATTTCCTCAAAGGATGCGCTTATGAATTGTCGTTTTGTGTAGCCCATGCTGATTCCTCAATGTGTTTCAACAGTGTCGCATCTGACCAGCGTTTGTCAACCTTCATGCCAATGGCTTCAGCCTGTTGTAGCATTTCCTCACGGGTTGGTGGGCTGTCGTCAACAGCCTCAACAACTTCAATCTGCTCAACCACATCAGGCACTTCAATAATCTGTGCAGCACCAATCGGTGATGGATAGTAGACTTTATTCAGCTTTCGTTCGATGGCTTGCTCTTTTTTGAGTTTGCGCTTTTGCAAACGCAACTCCCGCCACGGGGCGAGAGTCTTGTTCTTAATGATTGCGGCTGACTTAATCATTTTTTCATTGGTGCTTTGCTAGGCTTTCCAGCGGCTTTTGCCGACTTAGTAGCCATACCAAGTGCCATTGCAACGGCTTGCTTTTGGGGCTTGCCTGATTTCATTTCCATTTTGATATTTTTGGAAATGGTCTTGTCTGAGTAACCTTTTTTCATTGGCATTTTGTTCTCCATGTAAAACAGGCCAACATCTCTGCTGGCCTGTCTTGGTTTAACCACCGATACGATAGACGACAAAAGTACCAGCCGCAGTCTTACGGCAACGGAAACGTGCAGATGCACCAGCCGTAGCCGCAGTTGCGGCAGCACCCACGATGGTGACATCGGTATTGACCGTGAGGGTCAAAGCAAATGCAGCCAAAGTAATGACGCTGAAGTCAAATGAATCACCGATTGCCCACTCAGTTGCCAAATCAAGGTTTGCACCTGTTGGCAATTGAATGTCACGGCTTGCTGTAGGTGTAGCAGTGATGATGCCTGTCAACACGTTGGCAGCAGTTGCCGCCATCGAGCCGCCATCAGCGATGTTGGCTGGCGCACCTTGAGGTTGCCAGTTGCCATTGTTGCTGATGTCAGGAGCAACACCCACAGAGTAGTAAGCGCCCGATGCACCAGCTTGAATAATCACGTTGGTGGCATTGGTAAATGCGCTTGATACATAGGTAGTGTTGTCAACAGTTGTCAACAGGTCATTGGCTTCAGGAAATTGGGGGAAACCAACTTCTTGAAACACTTGTGCTGGCGAAAAGGCTTGAACAGCGATTTTCTCGCCTGCGGGTACGGCAACAGTAGCTGTGCCTTGTGCAAAGATTACTTGGTAGCTCATGATTTACTCCTTAAGCCTGATTGAACAGCAAAATACCAGACATTTCTGGCTGCTTATTGACCACACCATACAGGGTGTCCAAGCGATACTTGGTCTTCATGGTGTTGACATCGTACTGCTTCTGCATGACCAACTCGATACCCTGATCGGTGGAGGCACGCATCACTGCAACGCCAGCATCAGAGGGAACAGCGTAACGACCAGGCAAAATCTCCAACGCATCTTTCTGCCAGAAGCAGTTAATAGGTGCAGTGGTCGAGTTCAAACGGGTCATTGTTGCAGAGGCGTTAGGTGTCACGATGCAGTTTTGATACTGCAACTCGGCATCAGTTCCACCTTGGGCAGAGATGATTGGAGGTGTAATAACGCAAGTGGTTGAGTTTGTGATGCTCACCACACGGAAAGTCTTGGCAAAACCAGTACCTTGCTTAGTGATGTGATGCACAGCCTCAACACCAGAGATTTCAAACGGTGTACCCACTCGCAGATCAGTTGTCGATGTGACAGTGATAGTCTGGAAGCGATTGTCAACGTTCTGGGTCTCGCCTGTCGCTGCGGTAGAAGTGGCAA